CGTCAGGGTGCCGATGACGGCGGATTTGCCGGTCCCGGTTGCCATCTCGACAAGCGGATTTCCGCCGCCTTCGGCCCAAAACGCCATGATTGCGGCGATGGCGTCGCCCTGGTATGGTCGGAGGGTGAGGGTCACGGCATCACTGCCTTTGCCGAGACCGACAGCCCGGCTTCGGCCATGGCTTTGACCATCAGCGCCGCCGCTTCCTCATCGGCAAGTGCGGCAAGCGCCATGTTGTGCTCGGCCTTGGTCTCGTCTTGAATTTGCTTGCGGCCATCGCGGTGTGCCTGTTCGGCGGCAAAGAGCCGGGCCTTGGCTTGCTCCAGTGCGTCGGCCAACCGATCAACATCGGCGCGCTCGCGGGCGATGATTGCGCCCATGGTTTCGTCATGCTTTGCGACGGCAGTTTCGCGCCCCTTGATGTATTCGGCCATCAAAAGCCCGCGACGATCCGCGATATCGGCGATGGTCGCTTCCGCGTCGCGAAGCGCCTTGCGGGACGCTTCCTGAGCAGCGGCAAGCTGCGACTGCGCAGATGTGGCGGGAACGGCCATGGCGCGTGAGAAAGCGGCGTGGGTGTCAGCGGCAATGGCCGCGTCGTGATGGATCATGTTCATCGTTTCGGCTCCATTGGGTCTGCGATTTCGATCCGCGCGGTGCGGGCGACGGCCGCCTTGATGGCGTCCGCGAGCGCGGACGCGGCGTCCACGGACATGGCGACGCGAATGGGCGCGCCGCCGCCGGTGTTGATGGCGATGGTGACGACGCCGTTTTCGGCGCTGACGTCAGAGATATGGGTTTCCGGGGTCACGACGCCACCGCCCTCGCCCCGTCGACCCACTCCGTGCCGTCCGGCAGGGCATAGGTGACGGTTTCGTTGGTTTCGTCGGCGTCGACCTGTTCGCCGGGAACAAGCGACGGGTTGAAAAGGTGGTTCGGGCAACCGGCCCGCTGGTCCTCGACCGTCAGGGCGCGGCCGTGCCGGTGGCAGTGCCACTGCGGGCCGTTGCTGCCGGGGTCGGCGTGGAGGCAGGTCCGGCAGTTGCGGACGGGCCATGCGCCGTGGTGGCAGAGGTCGCGCCAGTCGCAGAAACGGCAGGCAAAGGCGTCGGGATTGTCGGCGATGCGCGGCGGGGCCGACGCGGCGCGAATGATGCGCTCCGCCTTCACCATCAGGGCATTGGCATGGGCGGCGTCATAGTTGACGCGCTCGACATAGAGGGCGTCGTCGTTTTTGTTTTTGGCGATGTAGAGAGCCCGGCTGTAGCCGCCGAGATGCATGTAGATTTGCATCTGCGCCATGTGTTCCGGTTTGGCGACGCCAACGCCGTCCTTCTCGAGCTGACGGAAAGACTTTTCGTTGTGGGTCTTCGCCTCGACGACATGGGCGGTCTTCGGCGCTTCCAGAATGCCGTTGGCGACGCCGTCCATGTGGCCGCCAAAATGACCGTCAACGGCTTCCACCTTCCATTGGTCGCCGGTCGCCGGATCGACCTCTTGGACGTCCGCGCCGGTCAGTCGCAGCCATGCGATGAGGCGGCCTTCCTCGACGTGTCCGGTGTCGAACAGGCGCAGCATGCGGCCATCAATGGCTTTCGGCGCTTGTGCCCAGCGGAAGGCATACCAGAGCGCGCGCTCGCACGGTTTGCCGATCACGGAAGCACCGAGATAGGCGCGGGGCTTGTCGGCGGCGCGTTGCGCGACGACTGCGGCCTCGATGGCGTCGATTGTCGGGCGGGGCAATTCAAGCGCGGTCATGGCGCGCGCCCCGGTTGATTGGACGTGACTTCCCGTTCATTGTTCCGCTCCTTCGCGGTCAACGTTCAATGCGTTCGATTGTGAGGGGTGCCGGGCGGGACGGCTTGGAGGCTATGGCCCGTCCGGCGGCTTCGTCAGCGCTGGCCTTGTGCGGCGCGGATGCGGTCCATCATGCCGCCACTGCCGCTGGCAGGCGGCGGGGCCGAACGGTTCGCGGCCGGGGCAACCGTGCGCGCCGTGGCGGCCGCCTGGACGGCTGCACCGCCGCCTTGCACCGGATCGACGCCACGAACCTCGTTCTGATCCGCATACTGGCCGTTCGGGTCTTTCTTGACCGTGACGCGGATCATGCACGGAATGTGCAGCAGTTCGTCGGTGTTGCGGACGCTGATGCGACCGGTCGCATGGCGCACCGATGCGAATTGCGCATTCGCGATTTCGATCACCTTCGAGATGTTGTTCATGTTTGCCGCGCGAAGATTGATCCGCTGCCAGACCAAGCGGCCATCATGCGGGCCGGTCTCGACCTTCCACGTCAGTTTCAGGCATTCGCCCTTGTCGCTGTTGCGGCTGATCGGCTCCAGTTCCGCTTCGACGATGGCGGCGCGGTAAGTTCCGGCCGGAATGACATCCATCGGTGCCTGCGGTTCGGCGGTCTCATCATACCAGTCGTGCAAGTCGGCCATCACGCGGCGTCCTTCTGTTCGGCGGCCACGGGCGCGCCTGCGGTTTCAGGGAAGTAGGGGGCAAGCGCGGCGTAGCCCGCGCCCTTGTCGATGCGGAGCGAGGCCGGAAGGCCGTAGCGGTTCTTGGCGATCAGAGACGGCTTGCCTACGCAGTAGGCCATGACGACGTTGCCGCCCTCGGCGCGCGTCCGTTCCTTGTTAAAGCCCTGGTCTTCTTTCTTGATCGTCACCGGCGAGCGCAGGAACAGGATCGTGTCCATCTCGCGCTCGATCATTCCGACGCTCTGCTTGTGCAGGTCGATCTGGTATTGGTCATAGCTGACGGTGTCCGGATCGTTGACGGTCGCGATCTTAGAATGGGCAATCAGAACGATTGCCATCCGGCGTTCGGATCGCAGGATGTTCAGGGCTTCGAGCAGTTCGCTCCAGACCCGTTGGGCATAGACGTAGCCCTTGCCGTAGCCGAAATCCTCGATGCTGTTCTTGGCGTTGCCGCGATCATCGCCGCGTCGGCACGTCTCGGAAAACACCATGCGCTCCAGTTCGGTGACGCTGTCAATGACAACCGTCTTGAAGTCGTGTGGCGTGCCGTAAAGCTCGCCAATCGCTTCGATGACTTCGCCATAGCTCGACAGCTTGCCGAACGAGACGATTTCGGCGTCCCCCGGCGTGCCGTCTTCGGCCTGCAAAAACACCGGATCAGGGAATTCCGAGGCCAGCGTGGTCTTGCCAATGCCGGGCGGCCCGTAGATCAGGACGCGCGGCGGCTGGTCCGCGCGCCGGACGCGCAGACGGTCAAACATCGATGACATCGTCGTCATCTCCATTGTCAGTGTGGTGGAGCCGGATAACCCACGCGCCCGTGGCTCCATCGCTGGAGGCGTGGGGAACCAGCGCGGGCATGGCCGACGCCGGAAACAGTGCGATGTGTGCAAGCCCATTGGCAGGCGGAAGCCAGCACATCGCGAGGAACGTGACGAAGCGGTCATCGGTGATGACGCCCGCCGAAACGATGGCGTCCAGGATCAGCTTGGCGCGATTGTCCAAGTCGGCGCGCTTCATGTGCGCCTCGCGCTCGACGCCGATGACAAGGCCACAATGACCGTGCAGCGCGCCCGCGTTCTGCGCCCGGATCATCTGGAATGCGGTCAACAGCCAGTCGTCATACGCCTTGGTCTTCGCGCGGCCGTGCGGCGTGTTGCGATAGGCCTGATTGACTGATGGTGGCGTCGGGATGCGAAAGGTGACCGGCGGCGTGAGGGAGGCGGCCGCGCCGCCGGTCGCGGGGCTTGCCACAGCGCCCGAATGGTGACGGACGCGCGGGGAGGAGGACGCGCGCCCGTCTAGAGCATCGGCGGGGAGGAGGTTCGCCGCGCTCATTTCAGAGATCCTTGAGTTCCGGCGCGATCCATTCCGCCAAGCGCGCGGCCAAGCCTCTCAATCTCAGGGCCGTGGAAATCCGGATCGACAGCGGCAAAGCGCGCCGCCAGTCGCATCGTCTCGGCGACGTAGTCTGCATGGGCGCTCCGCGCGGTCTTGATAGTTTCGGCTTCTGCGGCGATGGTCGCCAGCTCGGCGACTTCGCGGAACTCGATCCGCGCGGCTTCTTTGTGCCAAAGGGAGCGGACGCGGCGACGCGTCCAGTGCGACGCCGGAAACCGGCGCGCCAGCCGCGTGTGCAGCCTGTCGATCATGTCGGCCTTGCCGTCCCAAGAGTGGGACGCCGCAGCGCGGATCAGGCCATGCGCGATGGCTGCATCACTCATCGAATTCACTCCCAAGAACGCGGACAACTTTTCCATGACCCTGTTTTCCTTCCGTGCTTTGTTTCGAGCGCGGACGGCTGACAGGCTTGGACGCAACAGGCCTGACGGCGGCGGGTGAGAGCGCAGCCGACAGGAAGGAACAAAGGTGGTTGACGGTGACAGAAGCGGAAGAAAGACGATTGGCGCTGACATTCGCCATCATGTTGTGGCATTTGACGCCACGTGATCCCGAACTCGTGGTGGACGTCATCAGAGACCTCCACCATTTGGGTGCGGGTTCGGACGACGAAACGGAACGACGTTGGTTTTCCCTTGTTGTGGAGGCGTCGCTTGCGTGGGGGCCGGAGCCTGCGAGGGCTCAACTTTTCGTGACGATGAAAGACCTTGGCATTCGGCTTCCGCCAATTCCAAGGGTGCCGAAAGAAACCGCCGAGCGGCTTTCACGACGTCGTCCGAACTCAAAGTAAACCTTTTCACGGCGCGCACTCCGGCATGTCGATCGCTTCCTCGTAGCGCGCGGCGTCCATGGCGGCGGGGGTGACTCGCTGAGATGGCAACATGGACCGCAGCGCGATCATCGTCGCCTTGGACGGCGTGACGACTTCGTTTTCCCATCGCCAAACAGTGCTTTGATCGACACCAAGACGATCAGCGAGTTCCGGCTGCGTCAGGCCAAGGGCCTTGCGAATATGAAGGATTTCGTTTGCCATGCCAGAAACATGCATGATGCATATCTTACCGTCAATGCCTCACGCATAATTTTTTTTGCATAATGCATTTTTTGTATTGAACGTTTCCATGCATTGTGCATATTGTCTCCCATGCCACGAAGAAGCGCGCCGCGCCGATCTGGCGACAACCGCAACCAAATGGGGAATGCACAATGGCACAACGACCCGTCCTCGTGACGACTGAATTTCGCGGCGTGTTCTTCGGCTATGCCGAAAACACCACTGGCGAGAACATCACGCTCACCAACGCCCGCAACTGTATCTATTGGCCTTCGTCGCAAGGCGGTTTTGCGGGTCTGGCGGCAGAAGGCCCCGCCAACGGTTCGCGTATCGGCGCGCGCGTTTCCAGCATTGATCTTCGCAGGGTGACGTCCGTTTCCGAAGTGACCGAGGCCGCAGCCGCAGCATGGGAGGCAGCCAATGTCTACCGGGGCTGACGGCTACGGCTCCGGCGACGGCTACGGCGACGGCTACGGCTACGGCTCCGGCTACGGCTACGGCGACGGCTACGGCGACGGCTCCGGCTACGGCTACGGCTACGGCTACGGCGACGGCTACGGCGACGGCTACGGCGACGGCTACGGCTACGGCAAAGAAGTTTGAAAAGGCTGCGCGCCTACGGGCGCAAGCCGATCTGGTTTTACGATGGAGGCATCAATGACCAACCGCAACATTCACCCGGTCGACGAACTCGCCGAAGTACGCGCGCAGATCAAGGCGCTGGAGGCCCGCGAGGGCGAACTGAAGTCCACCGTCTCGGCCATGATGGGCGACGCCGACAGCCTCGGCGGCGATTTCTTCATCGCCCGCCAGACCATGACGGAGCGCAAGGGCGGCATTGACGAAAAGGCGATGAAGGCCGCTGGCATTGACGCTGACAAGTTCCGCAAGCCCCCGTCCATCGTGGTCACCATCAAGACCGAAGCCCGCGTTTCGGAGGTGGCGTGATGGGTGCAAAGCACACGCCGGGGCCTTGGCACCGTGACGGGCAAAACCTTTCGTCAATCATCCGTTGCGTGACGCCGAAAGGCCATCCTGACGCGAAACACGTGTGCGGCGATTACGAGGTGATCGCTCGATGCGAAGGCGACAATTGGGAAGCCAACGCCCGCCTGATCGCCGCCGCGCCTGACATGCTTGAGGCATTGCAGCGCGCGCACTCGTTCATGTGCGCCAGCGGAATCGATCCTGAGCATTCGGTCCGGCAAGCGGTTGTCGCCGCCATAGCCCGCGCCGAGGGGAGGTCTGCATGATCCGCGACCTGATCCAAGACTTGTGCGCGGCTGCTGCACTCACCGGCTTCATCGGCGCGGCGCTGCTGATCGGCCATGGCGTTGCCGGGGCGCACGAAGCGCCGACCGGCTGGGAATATGGTCGCGAGTGCTGCGACAACCGGGACTGCCAGTTGATCGCGCCGCACACGGTGGCGGCGACCAATCAAGGCTGGCAGTTGACGTTGCGCCCCGGCGATCACCGTTTCGCCAGGCAAGCGCAGACATGGACTGTCCCCTTCAATGACCGCCGCGTGAAGCGCAGTGGGGACAGCGACTTCCACGCCTGCTTGGGACCGATGACGGGCGCGCTCTTGTGCGTTTACGTGCCCGAGATGGGAATGTGAGCGCCCCGGCGCGGGCTTTACAGGAGTGTGGAATGACACACAAATTCAAGGTCGGCAGCGAATGGATCACCCGTGGCGGGTGGAAGGCGGTTGTGGTCGAAGATGACGAAAGCAGCCTCCCGTTTCTCGTGGATCATGGCGACGGCGAACGGCGCTGGCACTTTCCTGATGGCGATTGCCAGAACGAGGATAGCGATTTTGGCCTCATCGCCCCATGGGAAGAACCCGCCCCGTCCGCACGGGATGGCGTTCCGATGAGTGACGCGCTGTCGCCCGCAGAATTGGAGAACGCTCGCCACGCGCTCGGTCTGCCGAACAAGGCCAAGCGCAGCTATCGCAACCGCTACGTTTGCCCCGAAGATGATGAACTCTGGCAGGGCCTTGTGGCGCGCGGCTTGGCGAAGTTTCGCGCGGCGAAATCGCTGCCGTTCGGCGGCGACGCCATGTTCTGGCTGACGCGCGCCGGTGCCGCAGCCGCTTTGAAACCGGGCGAGAGGCTGTGCCCTCACGATTTCCCGCAGGAGGCTACCAATGACTGACATCGCCAAACTCGATGCACTCGTGCAAGCCATCGCGGACGCGGAAACGCGCGCTGGCAGGCCGATCACAAAAGATGAGGCGTTGGCCGTGGCGCGGGCATTCGATGGACGGTGCGACGCCACGATTGGATTTGTCGCGCGGCACATCGGATCATTCAGCGCCGACATCCGCTTCGCCCGCGCCGCCTATGCGGCAGGGCGCGCATCCGCCGAGTCGCGGGTGGCGGAGTTGGAGGGAGCGCTTCGCCCGGTTGTCGCTCAATCTACCTCGCAAGAGTGGATGGCCGAAACAGGCGCAGCGTTTGCGGACATTGCATCCGGCAAGTCGCGCGACTGGCATGCGGGCTACGACGCCGCTGTAAGCCGCGCCCGCGCTGCCATGAAAGGCGGTGCGTGATGGTCTTGCCGCTGCCCCACCTCCGCATCGCACGTCGTCTTCCTGTTGGCCAGAACAGCCCGCAACCTTGGGAGCACGTCGTAAACGTTTCTGGCGGCAAAGATTCGACCGCGCTGTATCTGCTTGCAGCCGAGCGAGGCATGCCGTTCACGGCTGTTTTTGCCGACACGCAGCACGAGCATCAGGCGGTCTACGACATGATCGCCGATCTGCCTCGGCTTACCGGCGGCCCTGAAATCCAAACCGTTCGCGCCGACTTCACGGCGGATTTTGAGCGCAAGCGGCGCTTCATTCTGGCAAAATGGCCGGAGCACAGCATTCCCGCCGAGCGCGTGGATCGCGCCGCCGCGTTGATGCGGCCGACCGGTTCGGCATTTCTCGACCTCTGCATCATCAAAGGACGCTTCCCCGGCGCGAAATCCCGGTTCTGCACGGACGAGTTAAAAGTGCGCCCAGTGTGGCAGAGTGTCACCCGCCCGATCTTGGAGGCCGGACGCACGGTTATTTCATGGCAGGGAGTCCGCGCGGAGGAAAGCCTTGCCCGGCGTGATCTTCCGCGCTGGCAACGGGTAAATCTGTGTTGGGATGGTGAGCCCGCAGCGGTGAAACGCATAGCCCAGGATTGGCGGGCCTATACCTATCGCCCGATCCATCTTTGGACGATCGCGGACATATGGGCGATGCACCGCAGGCACGGGATTGAGCCGAACAGACTTTACGCCATGGGCATGGGCCGCGTCGGCTGCCTGCCATGCATCATGACAAAGAAGGATGAGCTTCGGCAGATCGCCGACAAGTTTCCCGAGGCGATTGAGAAACTGGCCGAGTGGGAAGCTCTCGTCGGAGAGGCGTCCAAACGCGGCAATGCCACGTTTTTCTGCGCGACAGATGACCCGCTCTATGCGGGCGAGGCCGGTGCAGATTTTGACGCTGCCTCCTATGGCATTCGAGCGCGCGTGGATTGGTCGCGAACCAGTCGCGGTGGCGTCCAGCG